CTATACGGATGAACTATTCAGAGAATACGACCTACGGTAGAAAAGTTGTCAAGGATTCTGCCAAGGTCAAAAAGAAAGAAACGGTTTTCAAAAAGATTTTAATTTCCTGGGTTGTGTGCCTGGCAATTGGTTTGGTGGTTGGTTTCTTCATTGGACATGCTTTCAATTCAACACCAGTTAAACAACAGGAAGCAGCACAGACTGACCTTCAAATGTATGGCACAGTTAGTGGGCAGGTATTCACCAGTTCAGTTGATTGGTCAAACGGTGCTGAACTTGGGTTTGTTCCACTTGAATGTGGAATGGATGAATACCTTCAAGAATTCACTTACTGCTTATCTTATGGTTATGGAATAGATTACACCCTTGTCATGGGATTGATTGAACAAGAAAGCAGCTTTGACAGTAGCAATATCAGCAAAACAAATGATTATGGACTGATGCAGATTAACACCATCAACCATTCATGGTTGAAAGAATCACTTGGAATCACAGATTTTCTTGACCCATATCAGAATACCAGGGCAGGTGTTTACATACTACGGAATCTATTTGACAAGTATCAAGACACTGCAAAGGTTCTGATGGCTTACAACCTTGGTGAAACAGGTGCAAAGAAGCTATGGGATAAAGGAATTTATGAAACAGGCTACACCAAAACAGTCATGGAAAAGGCACAGACCTTTAATGACCAAATAGAAAGGATGAATGAAAATGATTAAATGCAAAAATGATGGATGTCCAAAAGGTAAAACAATTTGTTGCTTTACATGTGAAGAATTGGAAGGCTGCAAAGACAATGGTGCTTGTGATTTGATTCCAGGGAAGGACTTTGAAGGTCAATGCCCTGATGCAATCTATGAAGGAAATACAGACCTTGAAGTATTTCAAAGCAAAGCAGCAGCTACAATCAAAGCCATTGCTGATATTGTAACAGCAAAGAAAGACCTGGAAGAAAAAGAAAAAGTCATGAAAGAGCAGCTTCAAAAGGCAATGGAACAGCATGGAATCAAGGCTTTTGATAATGAGGTCATCAAGGTCACATATATGGCTGAATCTGTAAGAAATTCAGTTGATTCTGCAAAGCTGAAAAAGAAATATCCTGACATAGCTGCTGAATGCAACAAAGCATCCAATGTCAAAGCCTTTGTGAAAATTGAAGTGAAGTAACTTATGGCAGCAGAAAAACAGTTTGAAACAAAGGTGAAAAAATGGCTTGAATCAGTTGGTGTCTATGCAGCAGGAACACCAAGTCAGCAAATGACAGTTTCCCAAATCGGTTGGTATTTGAAAGTTTGGGGTGGTGGTTATCAGAAAAGCGGAATTCCTGACCTGATTATATGTGTAAATGGGTTCTTCATATCGGTTGAACTGAAAGCACCAACAGGACATGCTTCTGAACTTCAAAAGATGAACACAGCAAGAATCAATCAGTCAAATGGAATTGGAATCATCCTTTTCCCTGATGGCTTTGAGAAATTCAAAATAATTATGAAAGGGGTGATGGAATGCAATGTTCACATTCAAGAATTGAAGCTTTTGAAAAATGCCCATTCAAGTACAAAATGCGATATTGTGACAAAATACTGACCCTGGCATCAGATGATGCAGCCAATGCACTGTTCTTGGGTACAGCCTTGCACACTGGACTTGAAAAAGGTGTTGATGAAGCAATCAAGCAGTATTACAGCCAATATCCAATAATCACAGATGCACACATCAATGAAGCAATGAAACTGGAACACATTATTCCCAAGGCTACTGCACTGATTCCAAAAGGTGAATTTGAAGTTAAGATTTCAAATGAACACTTCATTGGTTACCTGGATTTACTTGCACCTGCAACAGTGTTTGAACGTGGGGTTGAAGTTCCCAACTTGTATGACCTATATGATTTTAAGTATTCAAACAATGTGAAGAACTACTTGGATTCAAAGCAACTGCATCTTTACAAATATTTCTTTGAAAAGTGCAATCCAGGAAAGAAAATCAAAAACATGTACTTCTTGTTTGTTCCCAAGGTGAACATCAAACAGAAGAAAACAGAAGACCTTGGGCAGTTCAGAAAAAGAATTCAAAGTGAACTGAACGATACTGAACCAAAGCTTGTGCAAATTGAATATGACCAGGAAAAAGTTCTTGATTTCATGTTCAATGTCAAAACGGTACTGGAAGCAGAAGACTTCCCAAAAGAACCCAACTATTTATGTAACTGGTGTGAATACCAGGACTATTGTGAAAAAGGAGTGGATTTTATGTTATTACCAAAAAATGAAAGACGAAACATTGAAAAAATTGAAAAGAAGGTGGTTTGGCTTTATGGGTCACCCTTCACAGGAAAGACCACATTTGCAAACCGTTTTCCTTCCCCACTGATGCTGAACACTGATGGCAACATCAAGTTTGTGGATTCCCCTTTCATCCCTATTAAGGATGAAATCAAGGTCAATGGTAGAATGACCACAAGAACCTTTGCATGGCAGGTGTTCAAGGATGTTATTTCTGAACTTGAAAAGAAAGACAATGAATTGGAACACCGGCTGGAACATTGCGAAGACCCAGTACCCGCCGCACATGAGCAACATCGTC